GAAGAACTAAGATAAGGGTAGTCATATACGCTTTGAAACATTTTGTGAGAATAATTCTTAATGTTCAACTCTGTCGAAAGACTACCGTCTTTGTTGTAAGTCCCGGAAACAAGAGACCCGGTAATCGGTATTGCCTCGTGCAACAAAGTCTTTGTTGTTACGATGTCACTGTTTAGGAAGGGTTTGAAAGTTGTCGCCATTTATACAGTCCTTTTTTATGAAGTTCCAGACTTCTTAAGATATCTAATTGGAACATCAATCGATGCCCCCGTTGTTGCTGCCGTTATTCTAATGTACGTGTCTATGTAGAGATATGTCTTCGATCCCCGAAAACCCGGGCACGCGCCAGATGTATCTTCGACCGAGGTAGCGCCGGTTGTAGTTTTTGAACTTCCAAGTTTCTCAAATAAGTAAGTGGAAGTTTGAAGATTGGTGCTTGGTTGTATCTTGAAATTAAGCATTTTTCCTCGGGGTCCACGCATGCGATGCCTAGTATGAGCACCACTGGTGTCGGTGCCGGTGCCGCGAATGCCGTCGAAGGGGTCGCCAATCAATCCATTATTGGCGGCATTTGCACTCAAATAATAAGAAGCAATTTGATCATCGTCAATAAAAGAAACAGGTACCTGACTGCCGGCAGGGTCGAGAAGATGACCTAGTCTGTCGTCCATCTCAACAATGAATTGGTTTTCCTGCAAGTCAATCGGGAGATTAATCGNCGGAGATATTTGTGTCGTATCTAATCCTGATTCTATCATTATGGAATTGGTAGTTGGGCCCTGGGCCTGNGCCCCTAGCAGAATACCCTTACTTCTGACGTTTGCATTGATCAGGGATTTTTGGACATCCTCCGTATTCGGATCAACTGTTACAATGTAATATCCGCCGCCTTGCTCATTCGCGCCGGCTGCGGTGGTTTGACCGGAAGTACCAACGTTCTCCTTCCTGTACCCTCCATTATGAATTTTAAGAACGGGGAGGTGCAGAGCATTAGTTCTTGTGATTGTCATGAGCTTTGACTTCATCGCAGATGTGTTGTTCGTGAAAGCTTCCAAGATCGGAGTTTTTAAGACCTCCAAATCGTAGTAGGCAGAACCACTTGGATGACTTCTGTTGAAGAGAGAATAGTCTATCTCATCATCACCAAGGGCAAATTTTGTAATTTTAAAATCGCCGCGGGCCATTCGAAATCGGCCTGTGTCCGTAAGAACTGCATCGAGGAGGATATCTCCTGAATTATCAAGAAACGCCATATTGTATGCTCCTAGTTTTTTTTACTAGAATAATTAGGATTCTAATCAAATAAAATTCTAATTATTTGTCCATTTATTATCTATCAACTATATTACTATAGTCTTTTGTAAAATTAAAATTTAAATCAATCTGTTTTCCTGTTGATTTAGATGTAATTCTAATTTTAAATTGCTTTCCCCACACAGGGTGATCTGAAATTCCAACTGGGCCCGACTTGCCTGGAGCTGATTCCCAACTATTAAAAGACCCGTCTGCTGGTAAGTCTAGCATCTTCTGAGAAAATGCTGGTTCTATGAGAATGTCCTTCTTGAAGGACAATGTTCTTTTTCTTTCTTCTTTTGGAAAATAGAAAAGATCCGACTTCAAATATACCGCATCGAGATCGCTAACTAGCTCAATTTGATATATGTTCGATGGATTAGAAACATGCCCATGGATATCCTCGGTTCTAAATGTGTACCAGTATTTTTTATTCGGAACTATTTTATCTATAAATGATCCCGCGGTTGCGTCAGATTCCACTCTGCCTATTTTTGATTGAAAAAACGAACCCCAAGAGGTTGGCTCTCGGTCTACCCTGAAAACTTCGAATACTTGAGTTGGGTCATCGTTTTTGAATTCTACTGCGGAATTCAATATTTCTTCTCCAAGTTCGGGATCTGCTCCTTGACTTATGGCTATCAAGCTAAACTGAGACACGTCATCTGGCTCCAACACTACTGGCTTTGCTGCAAAATTCCCAGTCATGCTGTCCATATTGAACATCAGCCTCTTCTTGTCTCCCTTGAAAGGTATCACATCAACATTCGGAGATATCGGGGGATTATCCATTGTTATAATTTCTTTAGAATATACCGGGTACTCCAATATTTTAACTGACGGAGTGTGAATAACTCCCATATAAAAATCCTGGAATCCTCGCTGGGATGCGCCGGTGGGATCCCAAAAATCAACAAGACCCGGAGAAGACATACAGTCAGAATAGGCGTATACCGTCCCGACAACAACCACCACTTGATAAATTGTGTACCTATACCTCTTTGAGTATTTCACCTGACTATCTACCATTTTAATGACTTCTGTTTTATCATTTGTTGCAAGATAGGTTACTTGTATTGTTTCTCCGGTTTCTGCATCTTTCTTTTCGATCTTAAAACCAACGACTTCTGAATGTGCTGGCTTTCCTCTCAAAATATCCATGAAAGATCTTTCATTTCTCTTGACGATATTCTTAATTCTTGTCTTCATTAAATTCTTCGTAAAAAGTAGTCTGAATTTCTCTACCGGGTGGAGATCTCTGCCCTCAACGTTGAACCAATCACGGAACAAGCTTGCAAACCACACTTCTCTGATCTTTGGGCTGCTAATTCTTGACAGAACTAACTCCTGAACATCTTCTGCGCTTTCGACAACTTGCTCTACTGCATTCCAGTTGTGATTGCGATTGAGACCTTGACGAGCCAAAATTCCGAAGATATTCTCGATAGCTGATGTATCTTCTCCTTCTCTCAGAGACTGGGCTATTAAAGATTTCTCTACTGAAGTTATTTGAATATCGGTGTACATCGGAAGAAACGGCCGATCGTTCTCGTAAACGGATCTGAATTCTTCTGAGGAAGGATCGCCATATGAAGATGTGAAAGGAGACCGGCCGGGCAATATACCGAAGACTTCTACGAGATTTTCTTCTGAAATTCTTTCCTCTGCGGTGAGGTGGCCATCTTCGTCTACTCTTATGTGTGCCCCGGGGCGTCGTATATAATAATTTGGCAGTTGCCTTTCTTCATAATTCTGTAAAACTACACTTTCGTAAAGATTACTGTAAAAATTATACTTCCCTTTTACAGAAATCGTAGGAGCGCCTCGAAGCTGATTATCTTCTGTCTCTTTTTCGCTAAAAAGAATAGGAAAATTTGTGGCATAATCGTGAAAATAGTGTCTGCCGGTAAATGGAGGATTATACACCGGCGAGTTGACGCCATTGTGTTGTCTTGATACGGGTGATTCGAGCTGCCATGGAACCGGGGTACCATAAAACGGTATAACTGGAAATAAATTTTCTGAAAAGTTGGACCTTTGAGTACTCCAGTTTTGATGATCGCTCGTGTATGTCTGTAAGCGGCCGTATCGGGCTCTTCGATGTTCGTCTCTCAATTCTCTCCAATTTTGTTCTATCATTTCACGAGGTGTGCCGTCAGAAAAATCACCATTCTCTTGCAAAGTTGGTCGACCATACAAATAACATGGCCATTGCCATCGCTGTTCTGGAGTGAAGACATACGGAAAGCGTAACTTTAAAGGCTCATACCTGATCGGGCCTAGGCGTCTTTCGCTGCGAAACGGTGGTCGATCGAGCAAATCTTCCTTCTCCCAGAACCTTGTCGGGTTGATTGGACCATCATTGACAGCAAGCTGGCGAAAGCTTTGTTCGGAAACGGATTCGATGTAAGGAGCGCCGGCGTAGAGTTGGTCGTCCACCTGGGGGCCACGAAAAAGTATAGCTGAGGGATTATGAAAAGAGATGCTGTCCCTTCGATTTGCTTCAACTTGAGCCATGAGATTCGGAACAAATGTTTGTATTCCATTTTTCCAAAACTTTCCTGTCACATATCTAAAACTATCTATCATTGTTCGGCCATCGGGGCCCGGGACGTTCGCAGGAATTCCGGCCGGGTTCAATGGATCAAACTTTGCATTAGAGTAAAGATAGGTCGTTTCATCTGTTGGCTCTCCAGCCAAATTATGTGAATGAAATAGCCAAACGCTTTTGCCGGCTGCATACTCTTCGTGATGAAGTCCAAACTCTTCCCGGTCTGGAGACACAGAAGAGAGCAAGATCTCTTCTGGTGCGCTCCCAGTTATGCCTGTCTCTGAATCCCCACCAGGGCCATTATTATCATCAAGATCGGTATTCTGATCGCCGCCATCACCTTCGAATGGGTCATCATCGCGAGAAACCGGAGGAGCGAGGCATGGATCTAATATATTGTCATTTTCTTCTGCCATTTATAACTCCTCAAAAACCACCGTAGCCGCCGGGTCCAGATGTTGTAGTGCCACCAGTCGGTGCACCGCCGCCGCCGGGGGATGGTGGAGTGCCGCCGCCGCCAGGGCCAGGAAAACATTCATCATACAGTGTCGCCATGTCTTCGGGCGGGGGAGATTCCTCTCCATGATACTGACTCTCGTTTGGCATGTAGAATACTATTCCTGGATATTCTAAAAAGGTGTGAGCGTGGGTTTCTAAGCCCTCTATCGGCTCACACACACTTGTCAAGTATAGTGGATAGAAATATCCAGTCACGCCACTAGTGTCTCCCGAATCGCTGGTGCCGAACAAATAGTAAGGCCCGCAACCACATACTTCCTGAGGTGCTGCCTGCCTTGATGCTTGGGTTCTCCTCCTATTCCTGCGGCGAGTGCGTTTAGTCCTGCGACTTGGAGGGCTAGCGGGGACTTCAAAATATGACTGACCCTGCGCTGGTCTAGTAGCGGAAGTGTTTCCTCCATCCGCCTCTCCAGTGTATGGCCGCCAATTTGCAGCGGTTTGGTTTCCCGCCTCAGTTGAAGAGTCCTGAGCATAACGAAGTCTGTATTGGCCGGATAATACCCTACCAGCAGCAACCATGTCTTGATTTAGAGTGCTAAAAATTGGACGTCCTAAGTTTATATTCCCATCTGCATCCCTGGCAAAACCATCCATCCTCTCCACTACCACTGCGGCGTCAGTAACTGCACGACTAACCGCTGGGTAGGGTACCGGGTCGGGACGGCTTTCGCCCCGGGGGCCGGCGAGGCCACCAATACCTGGACCTAGACCCTGAAGGCCATCCGACGTTCCTTGCACCAAGTTGCTTGTTAATACGTCCGGATTTATTACGTTTCCCATGTCACTTACTAAAACTCTCGATAAATCCAAAAAGCCAGTGTTGGCCCCTGCCAAAGAGCGCCAATGTTCATCCCAATCAAAAGGAAACCCTTCGGGTTCATCTGGTTCATTCCCCACGCCACATAACTCGCCCTCATTAGGAATAGCCTGTGTGTCATCAGATAGAAGTATTTCAGATGGCACCGTAACAGAAAAGTTAGTTACTGACGAAAGCTGTGCTGCCATTCTTGCCGTAATTGTATTTAGGGCGGTCGAGGGTTGATCAAAAGGATTAGCTGTGCCGGCTTGGCCATCATTTGGACTAGCAGCCTCATTTACATCTCCCCAGTCAAACGACTGTATTGCAGGATCTTGTGTAGCTTGTCTAGACATATTGATGACATCCATAGCTCTATTGACCTCTGCTGCACCTGCTTGCCAATTGATCACAAAAGACCCCGGGGTCGTCATATTGTCCCCCCAGGTAAAATGTGAGTTCGTTTGCGTTGCATTGCCGCGGTAAGAGCTAAAAGTCAATACGGCAGAATTACCCAAATAACTTCTCATTGAGGAACCCCAACGTGTAGTTTCCGTATTCATTCTTCCTGCAAGATTTGCCGCTGTTATAACGGGAAAGGTAGAAGCTACTGATCTGGCCGTTGTCACCGGTGAGGGCAGGGGTAAGAGCGGAGGCCTGGGAACCGGATCTGTGGTGGGTGGCCTATCAAGAAATGTATCTTCAGAAAGCTCGAAACCTGGGGTAGCAAAATCTTGAAGAGTCTCTGTCCTTTGTGGGTTGTCCGGACTGTCTTGGATGGTCGGCATTGTTGCCATGCTCCGGAGCCTAGCGCCGGCGGCGCGACGGTCAGCTTGACGTTGATTTTCGGCTAGCCACCGGTTTTCTTGTTCAACAAAACTAACAGAGTCGAGCTTTCTTTTGCTACAGTCGACATAATATGAACTGGGTTCGCTATCTCTGTGGCCGGTGAACCACCTCTTGACTCTCAATGTTCTATTTTTTCCGGCCGTGAGATTTCTTCTGCCGCCGATCTCGGAAGACAAGCTGGACTGATCTGCTGATGAGCCCCCGCCCAAAAGTTTATCTACTTCAGCTGACAGGTCTTTAAAGGATTTCAATATTTGTAAAATTTGCTCTGGTCTGGAATTGTTTGGATTGAGAAGGGTAGCGACAAGGCCGACCATTGCGTCATCCCTAAGTGAGATTGCAGAGTCGACGGTGAAGAGGCCCTCCGAAACCGCGGCTTCGACAAAGTCGCCTTCGCCTTGTGCTGTCAAGTGTTCTGCAAATTTAGACGCCGAAATAATAAATTTCTTATTTGCGTATACCAAGCCCAAAAGTTCAAAAAAAACTGCCTGCATAGCTTCAAAATCAAACCTCTCCATGGCTTCACTTACGAAAGAGGGTGAAAACTTTTTTGTTGCTGTGTTGTAATTTCCCACCGGAGTGAATCGAACTCTATCAACATTGAGAATTTCGTCTCGGGAGGGCCCATTGCCGCGAGTCTCCCTGAAGGACTTTCCCGTTATTACTGGAATGTTTGCTAGGTTATAATATTCTTCCAATTGGAGAATTTGCTCTTTGAGTCGATTGAGTGCATGCTCGAAATATTCATAAATACTATCTTCGTATTCTAACTCTATTCCGTATTGATAAGTCCCATCAACTGTTTTCATTAGTGAATAATCGCGGCCATGGAAAATTCTATAAAACGGAAACAAGGGAGTACCTGCTAGTCTGGACTCTGACGAGTTGTCAATTGGCATAGGATCTTCGGGGTTGCCTGTTAACCAACTACTCAAGTTATCGAAATTGGCTCTCAATTGAGTCATAAGGTCTCTCACGAGCAAATCTGATATTGTTCCGGTCTCTCGACTATTATCGTTGGCACCCAAAAGAAACCGCGGGGCCGCAAATGCCGCGGGTAAAATTGCGTCGACGAGGTTGTCTTCATGTTCATATAAATCTGAAGGTAAACCAGCGCGCTTCATTGACCTTTCGTTCCGATTTAAGAACCATTCTTGAGATGCCTCTGCTACAACAAAATCTGGGGTGTTTTTGTCGAAAAGATCTTTTGCCGGAAAGCCAAGCGAATCAATTCCAATACTTCTGTCTGTAACCCTCCTTCTTAACACCCTTGTATTTAAGAGTTTGAAATTTACTTTCGGCCGGAGAATTTCATATTTTGTGAGATTTGGCAGATACTTAAACAGGTGACCCAGGCTCGATTCTTTTTCTAAAATTTGCTTTTGATCTATTATAAATTTATAATCAACAACTCCGGAATCAGGGTTTTGATGTACAAACAGTTGTGCATTGAAGTTTTTTTCTCTTTTGCTTTTTAAAAATTTTCTAACTTGACCCTGTTGCATTATACTGGGTAACATTAGCGGAGTATACAAGTCGTTCGTTCTCTGCATTTTTCTAAAGTCTTGAATTTTCGTATTAGGTACATTTATCGCTGTTAGATAGTCGTCAGGACCAGAAGCGTCAGAATGCCTCAACCCCTTCATAAACACGGTTGTTCGATCGTCTTCGGGAGGCATCATATGGTATGGACCGCCATAAGGAACTCCCTTGCTGTCCCTCAATACCATAGTATAAGAGTCGACTCGACCTCTTCTCAGTATTGTGTCCTTACTTTTTCTACCGTGAAGTAAGTTTAAATATTTAATATCTGAGTGGTCGAGATCAAGACCCAGCAAAGAAAAATCTAAATATGTAAAAGCATGAACAGACAATTCAGTAGTATCTCCAGAGATCAATTCATTTGGAATTTCTGGATCATTACCTATCGTAATTGTATATGGAATTCTGTAAAACGCAGGTTGAGTTCCAACGTTAGTTACCCTGAAATGTTCTGAAAAATCATCAAAATATTGATTAGGAAGAGCCTGTCTTGCCGGTTCAGTCTTTATTAAAAAAGGGTGAAATCTTACATTCTCTCCGGTAGGTGAGTTGTCATGAGCAGAGCCCTTCTTGGTGGTAGTTTTAAGCTTGTCTAAGAAAGCCCCCATCGAGGCGGCGCGGCCACGCATGCCCGCTGGGAGGTGCCGCGAGACGTCTCGCTCGGAGGCTCCTTCGTCGATAGCGACCCTGTATTTCGCAAGCTTGTTGAATTGCCTGTTTATCCACGTATCGCGGCCGTGATGTGAGATGATTATCCCAATCTTAAGAGCTTTCATGAACTCCTCTTCTTTTGGCATTCCAGCATCAGCATCAAAAGAATTTGGAAGAGACATAATAAAACCAGCGCCTTCAGATGTGAGATGGTCATCAATATAATAATCAAGTGTCAAAATTATATTATTATTTGCACCCGACTCCAAAGTTGCCCTCCTCATCTTGACGGCAGGAAGGATCTGATACATTAAGTCACCTTCTCTTGACATTAATATTCTCCTCCTTCGGGATCATCATCCCCTGGACCGCCGGCAAGAGTAGAACTAGTATCACCTTCTGATATTCCCTGGCCAGGGGTTGCTCTTTCAAAACCTTCGTACAGGCTATCTTCACATATGTCATCATCGTGTGGACCGAAGTCATAAAGGCCCGGCTGTTCCTGCTCTTCAAACATTTCTTCAGGTATGTTTTCATCAAACTTTATGTCAAGATACGTATTTATATTATCTGATCTATCCCACTCATTCGGTTTCGCAATATACAACTTAGTTACAGTCTCCATTCTTCTCGATGGTCCGGTTGTGGCCTCGACGAGTTCATCTTCGATGACAAAAACCTCGATATCAAAATTCTCGTTTTCAAAATCCACGTTATCTTCCGCCACTGATAGCAATATCGAATTTTCTTTCATGGTCAGTTTTATTCCACCCCTGAACGTTATTTCCTGTTCTGTTCCGTTCTGATATGAGTATTCATATTCTGGGAGGTCGTCTTCATCTTCTTCTGATGCTAAGATCAAGTGACCAACCGACATTGATAATTGCGGCCTAGAAAGCCCATACCCTGCAGAAGAACTTAGCGTAATTGGAAGTATAAACTTTTGATTGTTTCGACTTCTTATGTTCCAAGACGGCACCTCTTGAGAACCCAGTTGTGAGGTGCCTATCAGGTTTCTGATAATCTTTCTGTCATCGGGTGCCATAGACACATGGTCCGCGTAATCACTACCGTAGACATCATCAACCGGAGTTCGATTGAGGTTCGCTCTCTTCCTGTTGTTGTTACCGGGCAGTTTCTCTAAGATATGCGCGTTTAATTGGGCCACGCGAGTTTCAATTCCATCTGTTTCATACAAAGCCTTGAATCTCACAGTGTCGTTTTGAATTCTTTCGTGAGCTTTTGCAGCCAACTCTTTTGATCCACTGACATATGCTACATCGTATAGTACTTCATCGTCCGAAAAAGCATAAAAGGCCGGCTTAAACCTGCCCTTTGATACCAAGTATTTGCCATACTGGGTAAGCTGCAAATCCAAAACATCTTCTTTTCTATTAAAGAAAGTCAACTATTATTCCTCACTGTCGGGATCACTCTCACCTGTAGGAAATCCATAGTTGATTGCATCGAAGGGGTCCTGGAAGTCACCTCCCGGTAGACCACTATATTTTCTATTTACTCCCTGTAACAAATCTGTTGTTCCTTGTGCTGAAAGTTCTGGCGTATTATACACCACTTCTGTGTCTAATCTAACTAGTTCTATCATTGAGAAATAATCATACGGCCAGTTATAACCATACTCAAAAATATCGTCTTCCACGTTTAAGGCCCGATGGGGATGATTTGCTGGTAATCTATCTCTTTTCATCTTCTTAAAATAATTGTTTTCTGCTCTTTGCTTAACCTTGAAAACAAGCCATTTAACATTTTCGCCGAAAGTGCCACCGTACATATCATCCCCAGTCATCGATAGGTCGTGAGTCACTGATGCCTGTGTCACCAAGGTATCTCTGTCATTATTGTAGAACATGTTCAATGCCAAGTCTGGAGCGGTATTTTGCCAAATGTAAGCAACATCCTTCTTGCTCAACGTGTGTTCGAATTCAAAGACATACATCAAAAAGGGCCTGACATAATTCTTGTTTGTATTGTTGTATTTGAGAAAGTTAAATTTCGGAGGAAGAACATAATTCATCATGCTCTTGACCATCTTTTGTATATTGCTTCTGACTGGCATGCCCTGCTCATTCGCAACTCTTATGAGTCTGTCGACAGTTGCATCCCAGGCTCCGCGGTTGCCATCGGTGAATCCATTGCTGTCTCTGAACTCTCTCACGATCCTATTCATATCTTCATTGTCGCTAGATCCATTTTGCATAATGGTATTAACATAAGCTTGCTTTGACTCTTCCAGGAACTGTCTCTTATATTGGGCATGCCCCAGGTTGACAACTGACTGATAAACTTCCGGCCTGGGCAGATTGAAAAATGATCTGGCTTTCCCTTCCCCTTCTGTAAAAGGTATCGCGACGACTGCTTCTTTAATCTTTCTTTGTTCTGGCAACTGGCCGATGGGCCTCGTTATTAGACGGCCAGTACCCGAATCTTCGCCGACTTTCAATCCCTTTTTCTGGAAGTGCATGCCCAAAAGGCTTGCTAAGTTTCCATATTGAGGATCTTCTGGGGGCCTTATTTCTATTCTTGCCACCGGAGTATCATATGTTCCTGTCTGGTGCCACATCCCCTTAGCTGTTCCGATATGGTGCGGTCTGGGTGCAGTAGGGGTAACCTTGCTAAAATCTAGATTTGGTACTTCCCATTTACTCTGGACTGCCCAAGACTTTCTAATGATGTCTCTCCTGACTGGGTTTCGAGGGTCGTTGTTCTCCTCTTCTCTGTCCTCATATATAGGTATTGCACTATCTTCGCTGAAATCTAGTCCGTAAAAACTGGCAGATAATTGCATTGCATGAGTTTTATGAAGTGATCCGGTCGCCGTAGAGATGACGCCGTNCACGCCGGCGGTGGCAGTTTGCGCAAGAGTGGAGTCTGTCATGCCCGATCCCCAGGATTTATTGTATGATCCCGTGGCTCTAATGAATCTGCCATATTTTATAGAAGGTCCCCGCTCTTGGTACCTGTTATCTGCTGTTATGGATGCCAACACTGATTCAATCGTATCGAAGCTGGTCCTATCTGTGGCAGTCGACCCTGTTGATTGTCCTGGGTTGAAAGTATATTCCACCTCTGCATAAGAATCATAATGGGGAGGAGTATATGGAGCAAACCCGTGACCCATGAAAAGACCACTCGTCGAGACATTGTCCGGAGGTGAGGCGTCGACGGGAGGCCCGAAAGATGAGGGTCTATTATAAATTGGAAAGTCTAGCTTCGATGGTCGGGTCAGCCGGAGTCTCATCTTATAAACTTTTCCATGGTCGACAATTTCCCGTAAGTGATCGCTCGATGCGATAACCGTTGTTTCTCTTCCATCTAAAAAGAAGTTCACACATTCAGAATAGAAATTATTTGCTGCTTTTGAATATGTCGTGTACGGCAAAGATCGGGCAACCGATAAGTCTAGACTACAGCTAAGGACTGAAGACGTGCATGGTGTGCCCCAGAAAATATCGTAGTCAGAACCGCCAACATCATATTTGCCATCTTTATCAGCGTCCGGGCGGATCTTTGATCTCAAAAACCCTGCTGGACTAAAACTAGAACTTGGATGAACTTCGTTATCATAGAACGCAAATCGTTCTCTAATTCTCGCTTGATTCGGGGTCATCCCCACTGTGTCTATCTTGTTCGGTTTTAAAGCCTTTATGGGATCTATCAAAGCTTCAAAGGGAACTCGGTGCACTTTTTGTACTCCGCCTATGCCGTTATCCTTGTGCCACTTTGTCCAATAGTTCTGAGCGCCATGCCCCTTATGGAAGCCACCCGAACCCCCGGGGATCCGCCGCGGGCCCGAGATGCCCCAACTTGCAGAGCCTATTCTTGGTATACCACCATCAGCTGTTTCATTGTAGGCGGATCCAGTTATCCAAGAAGGATAATTATAACTTCCTGTCAGGCGACCCGCTACGCCGTTCAGGAGGCCATCGCCCAAGAGAGTAATTCCGTAACCACTAGCAGCCTTATCACTTGCCGCGGACCAGAGATCGGAGAAGTTTCCAAAATCTCCTTTTGTTACAGAGGTGAACTTGGCTTCGGGATGTCCACCGGCTGAGGCATATGCGTGGCCCACATCTTCGTACATTGGCATCGCATGATTAATCAAAGGAGAATTATTGGTCATGTGGACAGACCCGGTGCCGGTGTATATATAGCCCGCGTCGTTACCCATCCTGTACCACCCGATTAGGTTACCAGCATCAGAATCTTCTACGCAAAGATCTGGTCGGAAGGGGCCGCGATGGAGGACACCTCCTCCTGCGAGGCCTGCGACAGACTCGACACTAAGATCTGTGTTCCAAATCGACACCTCTCCGATTCCACACTTCATCGAATTCAGTGAATGATTAGTTTGAGTGTGGGCATAGCGATGATTGCCGATCGTACAATTACCGCGGTAGCCTACGCCACCTTCGGAACCTGTTGAGTCCATCGCGAGGTCTAATTCTACAAGATTGCTAGCAGAGCCAATAATACCTGCAGCAGTGGTGCCACCCTGAGTTGTTACGGCTGTACCGTCAATGTAAAAGCTTGGGGCACTGCCATCAAACTTTTTCGTAACACAAAGATGATACCACTTCATTGTTGTCGTGATTGATTTGTACGGCTTTGTCCACCATTTTTTATAATTAGAGCTATCGTTGAACATCGAAAGCATAATGCGGCCGCCATGTTTCGTGAATTGTATACCCTCCGTCTGACTATTTGAACCATCATCTTTAAACACAAGAAGGCTACCAGAAGTCTTATTATCGGCATCAGCATCTGGATCACCTGTGAGATCGCAGTACCACATAGAAATTGACAGGCCGCCAGCAGAGCCAGTTTGTTTTGCAAAAGAGCCCGTCATAAGATTTGCCCATTCACTAGACATGCCAATATTCACATAATTGTCGTCTGCGTCGGCGAAGGCTGTGACGAACTTATTAAACGGCCGATCGCGGGCAGGCTCAAAAATAGGATAATCTACCGCTAGGCCCGACTTAATAGAGTTATAACAAATGCCAGGGGCATAAAATGCTGACAACATAGGTCGGATACCTGTTACATCTACCGCTTCTTGAGTTTCTGGCATTATACTCTTTCTGGCATAGGACTCGCTCATCAGAGTTGCAAGCTGCAGCGTTCTTTGAACGGGGTAGAACCCCTCGTATGGCAGAAACTTCTTCATCGCTTTACATCTCAGGGTGAGCATTCCCGGATGCTTGTTTACAGTAGCCTGATCTGCAGTGACTTCATCAAAATGTCTTAAAAAGTCGCTATGGCCGTAAACCTTAAAGAAGTCCGTCTTGCTGCTGTCTGTGAAATCATCCGCAGCCCCAGTAAGCTCAAAAATCCCATCTGGATGGCAAGTAAAGAACGGATCTTCAACTTTTGAACTATCAACATAGAAGGGCATGTGTTCGCTTATTCTATATTCAGGAAGAATTGAGAAATCTTTTGCTTTTCTCCTTATCACTTGTTGCCAATCTTCATAATCCTCGTATGGAAAAGGATTCCTGCCTGACATCTCGCCAACTTGCCACTTTGCTCCGCCCGCTAGGTGACGGCTCACTTTTGAAGTTGGTCTTAATAATTTTGTCAAGCGCGCATCTGCGTCATCAAACTGATTGCCTAGATAATCTCCTGCCCAGTCCTCGCCAAGATAGTGGCCGGACAAATATGAATTTTCCCAAACGCCTTTAAACTTTATCAACACTTTATTGTTACTACTATCACGGTGAACCGTAACAAGGTCTTTCCACCCAGAAGGGGCCTCAGCAAAGTTATCAACAATAGCTTTCGACAATTGACTGGCATTTGTAACAGTGCCAGACAGTGGAACTACCCAAACCAAGTGTTTTGGGTCAGACACATTTGCTTTTAGCGTATTTCCAGTTGTCGCATTCGAGGAAAAGAACAAAAACAACGGCAATGCATCGCCGGCTGGTGGATACATTAGTAAATAATCGCCAGTATTATAACCAGGAGAGTCACTGCTTCCATAGAGCAGATTCTTGTTTGAAACGTGAGAAGCACAATTAAGTATAACCTGATAAGTAGTCTCTGGAAATTTTCTTGAATATACGGCTGAGGCGCTTGGGATTCTCGTGATTGGGTACCCGCCTCCTCTCGATCCGGATCTAAAGATTGAAATGTTTGAAACTAACTGACCTTCTCCGAAGGTATTCGGATCATCGGTACCTAGGCTTATCTCATTTGCAGTGCCGAAATTTACCTGCGCATCGAGGGGCCAAACACTACCTGTTATACCTTCGCCGCGAGAAGTTGAACCAGAAGGTTGACTCACTAGCCTGTCTGCCCTATTCTGCTTCCACCAATCAACCCTAAATTGACTTCGTGATCTTGCCTTTTTAAGATAAGAATTCTCATCTCGTGGATAAACTGTCTCAAAATAAGTGTTAAGTACAGAATTCCTAGTTATGGGAATGTTAAGCCTTTCTCTCATCCTCCCTTCATTTATACCAAACAAGAGCCTCATTTGCTTATTGGAAAAACTAGCTAGCGCGTTGCCATAAGTAAAGCGAAGTTCTTTTATGTCTCTTCTGCCCAAGCCTCTGGAGGCTGCCCCGTTTGTATCTAAAAGGTCTTCTATTCTAGCCTCAGAAGTAACAGAAGGATTGCTAGCAAAGAACTCCTCTCGGGGAGTACCCCTTTCCTCAATCGGGGGAAGAACCTGAGTTTCAAGAACTGAAAGTTGTGTTATCGGTCCAAACTTAGAACTAACTACAGATTCTGTGAGTCTATATCTCGAAGCAGATGATCCCCTGGTTGTCGTTGCAGACCGATGATCAATTGAGTCGGGCCAAGAATAATTACCGCCCCTATTCGATTCGTAAGATAAAGCCTTCGCTGGAGAGTTGGGATCTATCTGCTCAACCGATGGAGCATAAATATTGTTTTCTCTTAGCTTTCTTGCAATAGGATGTTGGGCCACCCTCAACTGTTTCCAGCTAGGCCAACCATATGGGCCCTGGCGGTTATGTATCAGTGAATTGAGAAACAGCACATCAGTTTGATATAAGTGATCGTGATATCCCAAATAACCATAAAATATTCGAGCATCTCCTTCTTCCCCAGTTAGATGACCGTTTGGTTCCGCAAGGAGTCGGCGCTGGCGAATAGTATTCCCGTCAGAATCGGTATCCGACCCAACCACATACCCATTAGAATTCCATTCAATATTGTCTGACCCTATTTTGTTCGAATCTAAATGCACAGGCTCCACTATAACCTGATTCATACCAACGAAATCAACTGGAAGGAAAGACGCGTTTGCCTTAGTTTCTGCGTAAGCCCGATACCCATGAACAGAACTATAGTCTCCCGCATCCAAAAACCCACCATCACTGGCACTAACAAACTCAGGAGAGCTTGCAGTTACGCTTGTAAGGGAGTAAGATGTTGGATCATCCTGCCCAGAAGGATGCGTAAAAGCACTCTCTAAACGGTTGTAGGAGGCCGTAGTTTCCGTCGTAGCGGCCTTTATCCAAGCATACTGTAGGTCACTCTGGGGTATTTGATGTTGAACAAAATAGTTGTCATGTTTTGGCCTCACGCCCGGTTCGGTTGTCGTGTCCGTTCCCACATACTTCGTATTTCTATGAATTTTGTGAGGGTTGGCAAATTTCTCAAAAAATGCATGCGAAAATACTGGAGAGCTTCCTGTTGTATGCGACCCGCTGATGGTGAAACTTGTTGGGTCTTGAAGCGGCGTTATATATACAAACTGCTCTTTGACTGAGCAAGATATTGGCAAGAAGTCTTCTTCTGCTGCCTTTCTCAGAGAGGTATACAGCGAATAAGCCAGTGCCTTAGCTGTAGAGATACCATTTACGCCGATGACAGTAGGAGAGGAAGCGGTCGCTGGAGTTGCTGTTTTAACTTTCGCATTATACTTTTTACCATTTTCAAATTCAAACGAAACAGACGGAATATGCAAACTGTCCTTTAGTCCCGTAACGCTACAAGTTATTGCTGCAGGGCCGTAAGTATATCCGTGCCTTCTTGTGGTATTCATATAATGGCCATCAAGAGGGTATCTTACCGCTAGATTTCTATAGTTCAAGCAATTATAAACCGAATATTGGTTCGTTGGGCGATCAAGAAATGCACCGCCAAAGGCATCGCCGGCAGTCTCTGGGCCGCCGGGGGCTGAAAATCTATTAACAAAATAAGTTTTTCTTATCGGCCTTGATACAATTTTTGTCGAGTCTTTAACTGTGGCGATACTATCGCCGGAGCCAGAACCGAAGAGGTCTGTTTTGTTTCCACCTCTCCAGGCCGTTTCTCTAACTAAGAAAACCTTGTTTACTTCCGGGGAGGTACCTTGAACAATTTGATAATCATGCTGATAATTACCCGCCTTGATACTTCCGCTCTTTGCATACTGTCTTATATTGCGAATATTAACTGGTCGTTTGGCCAAAGGCTCCCTCAAAACATGAGCGCGGCCGGCGTAACTACTGGTGGAAGAAATCTTGAAAAGAGACGGTGATTGTCCATGGAAGTTCGGGCCGTACATATCTGGATTTATAACATAAAGGTTCCCTTGAGACATGGTAATGAAGAACCCTTCTATTCTCGTTGTCCTATCATCAAGACCTCTTAACGTCACTCCCTCTGCACCATCACTATCAGATGAATGGCTTGCAGTGTGATTTAAATCAACATGCCTGTGAAAATGGCCACCAACATGTCTTTCTGTGAACGGGCCCTGCATAGGGATTTCCCGATCATCACCATATGCGTCCGAATGAAGATTCGTGATTTCCACACCTTGTTTGAAATTTCTATAAACCTGCGCTTTGTAATCTTTTGGATCGTCGATAGAACTACTAAAAAGACTAAAAGGCACCACTGTATCCAAATCATAATCATTCTTTGTATAGCTGACGTCGACCTTTCCTTTAAACCTCTTCTTTTCGTAAACTATCGCTCCGCCGGCAGATGGACCTGAGTGCCACCGGCCATTGTCAAAATATTCGGTGACGCGATGGCGGCCGCCGTATCTAGGCTTATTTATATCTGAACAGTCTCTTCCTACGTCAATATCAGAGCCGCTGATTCTTATATACTGCCTACTTTCTGGATGTGTTGTGCCGAGAAAGAAATCCTTTTTCTTATTATAATGAAAATTATCGCCGCCGTGGATTGCTGGCATCACAGAAACTGAAAGTCTATATGGTCTCGAAAGTTTGTTGATAACATACGTCGAACCTGAAACTTGCTTATTGGCAACTTTTCTTATGTTTTCTCTGTCTGAATTAAATCTACGAAGAGGAGGATCCGCAGACGCCGGGTCCACAGACGCCGAAAGTGGGAATTCCTTTGTTCTTGACGCCCTATCTCTCCACCAAAGGCAGTTTTCGTCTTCGGCCCGGGCGTTCTTTCCACCAGTGAACGCAGATGGTACATCCGGGTTGGAATTAGCTAGCCAATTTGCCTGATCGCTGAGCGCAATAGATGTATTGCCGCGCTCACCACCAATATCTTGAGTTAAAAGTACTACTCCACTACTCGGATTAGTTGCTGTAATTTTTAAAGCTGACGCATTAACCGAGGAGACCATTATACTAGCCATACCCGCTGCATTATTAGTAGGCGGGTCCATAGCTATAGCTCCAGCAACTGAAGCACCATCACCAGTACCAGAAGCATTATCAACTTCAAAAGTAGCTGATGTTCCTACAGCGTCAGTAAGTGTTATCGTAGTTTCTTCATTTGCTTTATCGGTAAAAGTCCATGTTGCAGTGGCTGCAACTGGGACCGACAATTCAGGCAACGGGGCATGCCCATGTTCCCAGTCATACAACAGTTCATTTATGCCCAAAATGTGACCAACAGGTTCTTTACTCTTCATATCAAGAGTTGGGAACTTTGTCCAATATTTGCTCCTCTCAAGTAGGTGGCTCTCGACCATGGTCCGGATATCTTCCGAGAATCTAGCTGTGGCTGGCTTGAACTGATCTAGCATGACTGAAAGAGATGCATCTATCCACTTATAAAACTCCACATATTTCTCTAAGTCCATATCGTTGGCGATCTTTCTAAAGAAAATCTGTCTGAGTTTCTCCATCGCCTTGTATTGCGGGCGATACCTGTTAACTGGGTCTCCTATTATATCTCCGAAGTCAGATATCGAAGCAAAGAAGTCCAACATCTCTTGCGAGATAGTGTGGTACATACTCTTTTCCATAGAAAAGAAGTGAGATACCGGGGTGGATTCTCTGGTGAATGTTTGATCATCTCTTGTTAGCGGCTTCACCATGTTTGAAGAATTAATCTGTTCTGGGTGTCTCTTTCTTGCAGAATATAAATACTCCACATCAACACTGGCTGTGGTGCTAGCTTCAAAGAATCTTCCTTGTCCAGGATGATAATTTCCTACTATCTTTCCAGCCCAACCATAGTTGTTCTTGAGGTACACCGAACCAGAAGAAAAATCGGAAACTACAAATATGCCGTACTTATCGGATCCCGTAACTTGTGCAAAATCCCAATTCAAAGCCAATGTATCAATTTTTGGAACCCTAGAGTTGTCACCTTTTATGAAAGTAAAGCTGTCTTTATGTGGACCAGGAACACCATAAGACATTGGGTCAATTGCGTGTGCCTCAATTGTGTCATTATCCAAGTAAGATATCCAGTGCCTTAGGGACGAAAATTTGACATCAGTAGATGTTTGCACAGATCCTGTAAAGTTTTGCCTGTGCGCGCCGATATAAAACCTCTTTGAAAATTCGTGAAACCTTTTACCTTGGGCCTGAGTCAAAGAAGATGATATGAAGAATTTTTCTTTTATTTCACCTGCGTCAGTTTGGACTCCGAAGAATTCCACATTATATCCCCTGGCCATAGAACCAGATACCATGTCTCCAAACAAGTGGGCCTTGGGAGCAACTCTTACTGCGAAGTTCCATTTACTGTTATCGTAAACATCGTAATAATAATCTGTCTCTATGCCTGGGATAATCCCAGAAGTCGACCTCAGGATAAATTTTGCGTCCTTTGAATTTTTCTTGAACTTTTTAGCATAAACCTCGAAGTTTGCGAAATCTTTAGCAGAAGTTCTCCAAGTGAAAACGTCAGCTGTTGTGCTTGTGAAAGTCTGCGGCACTGTATGGCAACCAAAAAGTGAACTTGACAAGGGCGTAGAGAAATGGAAAGCAGAATTTATGTCAAAATGTTTTGGAAAAATTACTTCTGCTTCTGTCGTAAAAGCCATGCCAGATGCGGGAAACGTAGATGCAGTTATATAGCCAGAAAGAGCCCATGGGGCCGCCTTATGGCCGCCATATCCAAGATATGCATGCGGTGAAGACCCCGGATCAAAACTAGAACTAGCCTGATAAACAGTTGCTTTTTGATTTGATTCTTTATTGAAATTTATAGTTGGCTTCTTTATAGCACCTATTCTATAGTTTTCTTTGATAGGATAAGTTACCCCATCTGCGTAAACGTTGATGTTTATTAATTCTTCGTCTATACCATAACAACGAAGAACATTTCTAAAAGCCCTTTCCGTGCCTTTCGATTTACATATTTCAACTAAATTATTATAAATATTTCTGTATATTAAATTCTTAACATCATGAAGATTTTGTTCAAAAGTCCTGTCCTCTGTTCTCTTTCCTATCGTTTCAAGAACTTCGGCATCAACAAAGATCTCTGGTGCGTCGACGCCCAAAGAGCCAAGCATACGATCCATAAAGGGCAAAGGCTTGTGTTTGTAATCTGAATATTTTCTGTGTTTAAGTTCATTAAGGGCCTCTATCTTTAAAAATAAACTATCAAAATAGCTGGCAATAATATGAACCATCTTCTTAAGATCACCATTGTCATCTTCTAATATCCACAAGGGAAACGAATGATACAAGCATGCTGAGTTGACCAAGTCATGGGACTTTCCTTGGGACTCTTTTTCGTCTTTTAGGGAAATAATATCCGGATGTTCAGAATGAACTATGGGGTCCTCGAATTCACTCAAAGATGCAGATGACTCAATTATTGCAGATCTAGTGGAGCGACCTGCTGAAGAATACCCTGTCCAGGCACCATTAGAAACCCTTCCCGAATAATCTAAAACTATTTTATCAATTGTACTATCTTGAACTATACCTTCGTTGAACTTATAATATATTCCGAGATCAGTATTCCCCTCTTCGTTGTTTGCACCTCCTCCAACTTGAGTAAACCAGTGTCTCCCGATGTCTTTAGACGACCTCTTGGTTTTCCAAAACCGAAATTCATCCAAAGAGCCAGATAACTTTCCGAGACCTAAAGCGGGTGTTCTTACCGCGGTCGAATCTTCGATATCTGATCCGGTACCGTCTTTGACGGCCACCAGAGACCCAATGGTCCCAATAAGGGCAGTGTTTATACTACCTATTGAGGACCCGGCCAGAACAGATCTGTGTAAATTGCCATCAATGTAAAGTCTGGCGTTTATTTTACTACCCGTATTTTGCATGGCGATTGCGTAATGATGCCATGTATTATCTGAACCACTGGCATTGACGGGAGATGCTCCGCCACCTGGAGTGCCTTCGATTCCCAGAATTAAATTTTTAAATCCGGATGAGCCCGATCGATATGTTATTTGGAATGGAGACTTCGTATTATCTGTTCTTCCGTCCAGTTCCACAGTCAAGCGCCCGTAGCCGTGATCACCTGGGAAGGAGCCGGTGGTCCAAACGTCAAAAATTACTTCTTTTGTTGTCAGACCGTTGTAACCACCCTTCTTGAGCCAGAACTCAACGGTATTTCCGCGGTTGCCGTCTATTTCCAGGTTAGAAGTTCTGTTGCTAGCCGTGTGCCACACATTATCTAAGTGCGGGCCGCCTTTTATGTAAATGTACTCTTTTGTGGCTGGGTTACCGTAACTTCCAGACTGGGATACCTTTGAACCCCAACCAGAAGGAGAAAACCTTACATAACCCGTTGTTCTGGGATATTCGTTTCTGAAAATATGTAAATCTAGGCCGTTTGATTCGTTTAGCCACTTCTCTTTTTCGTAAAGAGATCCATCATATGGATATGTTTGGTGAGTTCTCTTAATGGCTACATCATAATACTCTTCTGCCATGCCGAACTTCGCAAAGTTTGAGGCAGTGTAGTAATCAATCGGAGGCTCCATCCGATTCCTATTTTCAATGTAGGCGTCTACAAATCTATCCGACTCTACATCTTCTAAGGCCTGATTTGCGCTGGCTTTAGGGAGAACAGTGTTGGATTTTACACCTTTAAAAAGCTTCTTAAGACTCATTTACTTTTCTACTCTAAATTTAAATACCTGCTCTTGTACAATATTTTGACCGCCATGGTCATAAGCCAGTTGTATGGCATAAGAATAATCCGACTCGAACATGGACATGTCTAAATCAAAATAGTTGCCCTTCTCGTCATAAGACATTCTCGTATATTTGCCCTGCTGGCCTGAACCCGTACCAAATGGTATTACATCAAACTCGTCAATAATTCTATACACTCTATAATATGCATTTTCTATATATTCTGCTTCTGCAGTGTTCTTGGCAACATTGTAAATATTTGGCTGCCAATCTTTTTGCCTAACATGTACTCTAAATCTTGGCTTATCTCCTTGGGAATATGCGCTTTTCAAGTTTGTTATCTTGGTAACGTAGCGATTACCCGGATTATAATGCAAAGAGCCAAACTTCTTGACATCGAATACAGAACCAGTTACTAGCTGAATTCCTTGTATTACTTTGGTAGGCTTGCTCCAAATATCAAAAATCTCTTTTTCAGAGCCAGTAAATGCAAAAGATGCGGAATATATTCCGGTCGAAACCCAACCCCCACTTATCACAGTAGCTCCGTGGACGGTGACGCCGCCGCCGATGGGCAAACTTTTCGCCTTTATAATTTTATTCTTTATATTGCCAGAAGGAAAAACCTGCACATGTATGCTTGTATGTGCATCGTTACTTCCGGAATTGCCGCCCAAGACTGGTATATTCTTTAGTTTGCCTCTTACATAATTGTACAGATACAGAGTGTTTAAATTGTCTTCTCCAGATGCCAAAGAACTGCTCATAAAGAAATTTCCGCGGTCGTCTCTTTTTGAGCTGTCCCAACGAGCTTCGATCAGAGGCCTCTTATAAAAGAATTCACTAGTACGAGAAAAGAACTTTTTAGTATAATAAGATCTGCCTCTGGTCCCGTCTTCGTAGGAGGATTCCGCCGTAGATGAACCCGATAACCTTATCATCACGCCGTGATTTTCTCTATCGGGGTCTGTAGCACTTTCTGCTTTTATCCATTCTTCCACTAGTGAAGTTATGTTGACCTCCAAATTCTCGGGACCTTTTGTAAAAGACTGCACATAATGTGGAAGGTTTCGACCAGCAGTATAACCTATTTCATGAAAATCTCCGCCAGGATTCGTCCACACGGTCATGCCACCAGTTTGTTTCGTTTCTATAGAAAGATGAGCGGTACTCACCGACCCCTGATATGACCCGGAAATACCACCCTCAGATGTAACTGTTATTCTTACTGTTGCTTGGGTTGCTTCTGCTGTGTCGCCGGCGGTCCAAGAGGCAGAGAGGCCCGTTACAGTTGTACCATCTTGAGAGCCCGTGTTTACCGCTCTGGCGAGTTGTTTTGCAAACTCTTTGGCAGTGTCAATCGCCGCACCAGTAAGAGGTACTGTAACCTCGGTTCCCTCTGGGTTGGGCCCACCATCGCTGGATTCTACCATGAACCAGAAATTGTATTTTGTACCTTCTTGATTATGTATCGAAAAATATTTATTTTGATAATTGGTCTTTGTGTTTGTGAGGAATTTAACATCGGTTATGTGCTTCTGTTTTGTAGTGTTAGCAACGTCCCAGTTCGCAACGCCCTCGTCGCTATATTGTTCCATATCCAGGCCAGTGCCCTCCGTGAAAGATCTAGAGAGGGGCAAGATTTGTAATTTATAATCTTTAGGGAGAGTTTGTCCATGAGGACAATTAAAAAGCCTCAAATAAAAATTCACACTTCCAGAGTGCGGAATAGTTCCTGCGTTCCTGTCCGATAAGATTGTAGATACCGGAAACTTCAAAAGGGCGCGAGACTTCTCCACAGAAGAGGTATTTGCTTGACCATATATTGAAAACACCTCTAATACATCAGATGCGCCCATATTGGAGCCAGTTGCAGAAGAAGAAAGATTCGTCTTGTAAGCATTGCTTATGGTTGTATCCGACGTTGCTGTATATCTCTTTATTGTCATTACTTAATAGTACCTACAATGTCTAAGTTTGGATATTTAAGCTCAAATATATGGGTCTGAGGAGGGGTTATTACTCTTCCGTCTGCTGAAGTATTTTTAGCAATATCGAAAACTACTTGAGAATATGCTCCTGCAACCTTATTGATTATTCTAACTTCCACGACATCTACCACTTCGCGGACATCTTTCAGGGCTTTGAATATGTCTGTTATTATTATTGGTTCTCCGATCTCTTTTGTCATTTTAAGTAAACTTCGTATGGCTAAGTTTGAGGCCCTAAGGGCGGCATGCCTATTTACGCCAGATTCAATAACAATGTCATATTCTATTCCAAAATTTATAATATGCGCATCAAGTATATCAACTGTATCGTTTATCATTCTATAATGATTTAGCCAAGTCTTTAAATTATTTTTAATTGTTATGTTTGTTCTAACAAGATGATTGTCTTGATTTTCAGATATCACATACAAATTCAAATTCCTGTTAAAGGCATCATCGTCTCTTTTCACACAACATCTCTTAACTGCGCCAAACTGCGCAGGCATAGTATATGTTGCGGCAACATAATCCTCTCTAGTAACTGCTCTATTTTGTGCTGCGAAGGCGTCTATTGCTCTTATTTTTAATTCTTCTACGGTTGGCAGACTTATATCTCCCAATATTGGCTCGCCGTTTGTAACCTCTAATGAATTAGCTACAAAATCCCTTGTGGCCTCGGTTAAAGACGTAATATTATTAAATTCCACGTTTGCCTGAACAACACTATTTATAGAGTTTGCTGCTACATTTGTATTTTCTTCTGTATTTGTCCTATAAATTATTTTCAAAACAGTGTTTGACGGGCCGACTCCAAACTTATCAGTGGAAGTCAACTTTACAGGGTCGAAAGAAGTATCTGAAATGAAATCTCTGCCCAATCTTCTCAAAACCACATTAGATGGATCAGCTATCGATCCGCTCATTATTTCGTTTTCTGAGCCGTAGCCAAATTGTAAAATTGTTTCATCGTCCAGGTGCTCAACAGTATACCTTCTCGGTACCGCAAAGGGCTTCATTACGCTGGGTACTCCATCTTTTTCGGCCTTTCTGTTTACGACTGACTTAAAAATAATGTTTTGAGAAAGATGATCTACCTCGTAATACTCGTGCCCTTCTGCGTCGACAACAGATAAAATTTCCGAAATTGATTCTCCCGGTAAGGAGATCGATCTAAACTTTTTAAAATCTCCCACTGTGACTCTTTCGACTTCGTTTCTTCCTGAGACAACTCGGCCTTCTGCTTTTATTGCAAAATATGTTGGTGCACCTGTAGATTCATTAACTCTTGCTATTACAAGCTCATTTGTTGTGTCTGCAAAATTAACATTTTCTATTAGTGTAAATGGCGCATCGTTAATTGTTGAAAGTCGCGTGCCACTCCTCAGAACAGGGGCGTATCTCATGTCTGGTGCTCCTGTGTTTGAAACCGCGGGCACCAACATAAAAAATTGACACAACCCATGAGAAGAGGGGTTCTTATTAAACTTTAGGCCCTGGGCCCTTGAAAGTTTTAAAACATTTTTATACTCTGCAGCTGTTTCCAAGAATGACTCGTTTGCTTGATAATCCAGATAAAAAGATAAAACGTCGCCGACGTAGGCTACCGTATCTATCATCAAGGATCCAAACGAAGCCTCATTAAAGTCTTTGTACGTATTTGGGTAGTATCTTTTCGCATGTCGTACCAGAGAGTCCCGGATTGACGAAAAGTCTCTATTGGTATATTTTATTGGGATTATCTTTTTAGCCATTTCAGAATTCCTTAACAACTATCTTATTATTAATTAGTGCTTTGATCAGTACTTAATGTAAGAATATTTACATCATCCATGCTTTCTATGGAATAAACTATTTTTATAGATAAAAAATTTGATGTTGATTGGAATCTGTCATCGTCTGGGTCACTCATTATAATCTCATGGATGTCCACAAAGGGAAGATATTTTGCAGTTTGCGAGCGTATTCTCATCCTTACAGAATCATAAGTCGGCGGAGTTGCATTTTGAAACAAATACTTATATAGCCCCACTCCGAATTCTGGATCCATCATTCTTTCTCCGGGGACCGTCAAAATAAGATTCTTCAAGTTTTGCTGAACTGCTTCTGGTATGCTTTTTGTAGAACCATACCCGCCCTCTTCAGACATTGCCAGTGGCAATTTTGGTGATATTTTAGGCATCTATCATTCCTCCTCTTCAGTCACAATATCATCGACACAGAAAGGCGGTGGCTGCATTGGCCGGCCGGGTGTGTCGCACGAGATGCATTGAAACTCCTTTTGCTTCTTCCAATGTTCTTCCCCTGGAAGCTCTCTTATAGACAAGCCCCAAAGTCCTGGAAGAAAAAGGAGTTTTCCATATTTTCCTGTTTCTTCTCCGGCTCCAAGATTTTCTAAAAATTCAGTACCGAGAGCTGTATTAACTAGGTGCTGAACTGTTCCTTTTATCGGTTTTGCTGCACGCGACCACGAAGGCCCGAAAGGAAGAGCCGCCATAATAAGAGCCACCACAGATTTGCCAATATCCCCGGCGACCCGGTTAACTGGAACATAAAGTGGCAGTGCACCGCCTGCGCCGCAACGGGTGAGGCCCTCTTTTGTCAATTTTCTGGGTCGCCCTGCATATGGGAAAGAGTTAACCACAACCCCTTTATTTGATAACGATCCCATGGTTAGGCCCCTTCTTAGCTTGCAGGGGTCTTTTTTATAGACCTTGTTCATTTCTTTGTAGGCCGGATCCAAATGATTTGCGGTATTTCTTATAGCAATTATCGGAGCCATCTTTATTGCTTTCTTTATCATGGGCCAGAAATCTTTTAGTTTCCTCTTGAGTTCTTCCATTGGGCCCTCAGAGCCTTGAGACGCCATGGCAGCACTAAACATATCACCATCGAGGGAAAGGTGACTGTCGTCGAGAGTCGGAGGGGTAATCATCGCCCTTAAGATCATGTTTGCTGCAGCTCGGGTACCATCAAACAATTCTGCTAAATCTTCATTTCTGTCTAGGATTGTTATGTGATTTATTAAAAATAATGAAACATACCTATCTAGAGGAAAAACGAAGTCAAAAAGATACCTTATGTCTTCCGATGGCTCTGAAGTTAGCCTCCACCGTACCTCATTGATCGACTCATCGCGGATAAGGGACCGTGGGTCGGTGTCTTTTTCCATCCCAAAATGCTCCTTCAGGAGGGCTTCTTTATAATTCTGCATCAATCCTTGGATTTCACCTAAGAAAATCGTATTGAAGACGCGCGTCTCGACCTCACCTTCTGTATCGAACGCGTTCTTATAGTTGAGCAGGAACTTGCCCAAACAATCTATCGATTTCTCGAAGTTGTAAATAGGAGTCGGTGTCATGTCGCCGCGGCCTTCTGGCGGCCAAACGCCGGCTTGACTTATACCCCTTTTGTCTTCATGGGAGAATTGATCCATCTCTGGCTGCAGATTAATATGGACATTGGAAGGGATTGTACCCCCGTCTTTCACGCGCATAGGGAAAACAGTATAAGTTCCCCAAGGGTCTCCTCTGTGAGCGCTTGGATCTCCTTCTTGGCCCGCACCGCCCGCACCGCCAGCAGCTTCGGCACCACCGGCACCGGTACGTTGACCCATGGTGGATGTGTCGATATCTTTAACGTGCATCGCCCCAAAAACGCCCGAAGACATGTCAACACCTTGAACGATGCTGCCTTCATCTGCCAGTCCGGACGGGGTACCAACACCCCTGCGTGGAAGTAGAGGAAATATATTTGGGTGGTTTGGCTCACGATTATAAAGATTTTCTTGCTTTTCAATGGGATATTCACCGCGAAGAAGTTCATTAAATCGGTCGAGCCTTTGCTGTGGTGTCATCTCTTCATGGATTATTCCCACCGCCTCAGGGTGAGTGCCGGCATGGATGATGGTATTCTCAACGTCGGCGGCGTGGCCATGTTCTTGCCAATGTTTTTCTTGTGCCGCAACCAGAGCTTCCATTTCCCCTTGACGCCTATAGAACCAGTTATGAGTTTCAAATCCAGCCGTTGGACTACCAAGAAAGGCGCGAGTAGTTGTGATAAACTCATTTGCACCCTTGTTCCATTGTTTATGCACCGTGAAGTCGCGACTTCGTTCATTCGAGGTATCGCCCTGGGTGAACATCTGGTGATTATTGCTTGCAAGCGAAGGTTGCGAAAACCGGATTTGGTTTTGTCGCCCCTGTTGGAGTCCCTGGTCTATTTTAAGGCCGTCGTCGTATTGTCCAACAATTTGGTTAAACGACATATCCCTTCCAATAAGAGCCCGAGGTTGGATCGGTCGAGAATCTGATTTCCATCCCGCGGGTCTGACTGCCTGTCGCGATTCGTCGTATTCGTCTTCGTTCTGGTACCAAACACGACGATTATGCCTAATTGAACGCCGAATCGATTCATTTGCCGGCGGTATATACATTAATCTAACTCCGGCAGTCAGGGCCCCGGGCTCACTTATAAGATATTTTGCCAAAGTCTCGTATTCATCAGCCTTG